CTTATACCTGCTAGTGGTTTTGTTGTGATTAAAGTTATTCTTGCAATTCCTAAAAGAGTTCTAGTGCTATTAACAGTAATCCTAGCCAACCCTGTAATAGTTTGATTTATTACTGTTTGTATTCGTGTTAATCCCTGTATTGTTCGTGTAGTTGGACCGATTACGATATTGGCCAACCCCAAAATTGTTTTAGTTGCAGTAGCAGTTATTCGAGACAGCCCTAAGATAGTTCTAATTGTAGTAGCAGTAACTCTAGCCTTACCTAAAATTGTTTGTAAAACATTTTTAAGTACTCTTGCTAAGCCTAAAATAGTCTGGTTAGTAGTTGTCGAAGGTGACAGTACATAAAAACAAAGATCACGACCCGAAGAGGCACTCCAAGATGTCCCATTAGTACTAGCACTAGCGTTACCGGGATGAGTTGGACTTGAAGCATCACGTCCAACGCTAACAAAGTTAGTTGTGCTATCTGAAGAACCACCAGATATTCCAATAGCAATGCAGTATTTAGTTCCATTTACTGTTTGAAATTGTGTAGCAAAAGTAAATTCATAAAGAGCATATGTTGTAGTTAAGCTAGATACAGCAATCGTAGCAGAAGTAGCTAGTGGTGAACCAGTTGGTTTACTACTTGTACCGAAAGTTCCAGTATGGTTATATACATAGGCAGTTAAATCTCCAGTTGGTGCACCAGTTTTCTTTAAGTAGAACTTACAGGAAGATATCTTACTACCGTCCCCAGTAAAACTTTGAGCAGCACTTATAAAATCAACACCGCTTATGTCCAGTTGATACGCACTATCTTGATTTGTTTCACTATAACTATCTATTACTGCCATATTATGTAATTCCTAACTCCCATTTATAATTTTTACCTTTATAGTTAGTAGTCCACCCAAGATAATATTTTACGCTTGCTGGTTTATTTTTATTACGTTGAAATATTTTAGCAAAGAGTCTATTTTTCTTTCCTTGTAATTCTACTGTTTGAGTAGTTTGTTGCTGAACTTGCCGATAATAAATTAACTTAAAGTCTGTTGCTTCTGGCGGTCTTGTCCCTTGCGGCGGTAAGATAACTTTACCATCAACTTCAGCATGCCCATCAACTAAATCAATACTTAAAGTATGTCCTTTACCAATTAGAGTAGCTTTTTTGATCTTTAAGTCTTTAATGTCGTAGAAAAAAGAACGTCCAAGAGTATAACGGGACTTATCATCAGGAGTTTGTTTAATGATTTCGTGGTTAAATGTTTCAACTACTAAAATGTAGTCTAGTAAATAAGAGTGTGCCATTTTATTGGCCTTTAAACCTATTGTATTAGGTTATTTAGTTGCTTTTTCTACTTTGCCAGTTAGAGCGTCAATAGTTACTTGACTTGCTTGGCGGTTTTTCTCTATATTTGCTTGCTCTTCTGAAAGAGTATTAGCTTCCTTATGCTTAATAATAATTGTTTCTGCTTCAGTTGCTGTTACCCCAGCTGGCAGTTTAATAAACCTACCGCAATCACAAGTTGCGACAATTTCACCGTTACTATCAACTTCTAAATTGTGTTCTGTTTCTTTCTGTTCGTTCGCACAAAAGATAAGTCTAGTAGCCATTTTAATTCTCCGAATATTGCAAAGTCAGGGTAACTTGAGCTGTATCCCCGGGTGCAGCTGAAGTTGTTGTCTGTAGTTGCGTTGTTAAGTAGTTTGTATAAGCTGGGTTACTGGTTGTTGAAGCGGCCTTGCCTGAAGCATTAGCTGAAGTAGCCCCGAACCAAACTGCAACACCTGAAGAAATTGCTATTACTGCCGTCATATCTGTAGTTAAGTTGCTATTAGCTGCTGTTGACGGAGTTGTGTAAGTAAGACGACTTGCATCAGACGTCATTGTTGGAGGTCCTTTTAGAGTCAACCCTGTACCAAACGCAGTAGCTGTATGAGCAAAAAGACCAGCTGAAATTTGATTATATGTTCCGGAGAATTTTCCAGCTTGCCATTTTTCAAAAGAATTATTGCCAGCAGTTATTGGAGCGTCTGAATACGCAGTCGTTGTGTTATCATCAATATTTTTCCAGTTTACTGCGGTGGCTGTAGTAATTGTCTGTCCAGCTCCGTTAGACTCTTGAAACTCAAAGGTTGCTGCCATTTATTTATCTCCTCTTTAATTTTAGCACTAATTAATAACCCTTGTCTATATAGCTTCGTACTTCTCAGTGAACTTAATCGGATTATTAGCCCCATCATAAGTTATATCTTTTGTTATTCTTTTCAAACCATCTTCTTTAACTATTCTAATCGGGTTATTAGCCCCATCATAAGTTATTGTAATCAACGGCCATTCTTTTTGCCCACCTTGTCCGCCGAAAGCTGTCATTTCTACTTGATTTTCAACAAAAACTCTTTGAACCTCTGGAAACTTAATTGGAGTAGGATTTTTGACCTTGACTGTAAGTTCTTCAGGAATTTCTACTTGATTTTCAACTAAGACTTTCTGAACTTCTGGAAAATTATCAATCTTAACGTTACCAACTATCTTTTGAATTACAGGTAAATTACTAATAATTGCTTTAACTGTATTTAAGATACTAACTTCTTTTCTTGGTGCAATCTTTTCTAGTTCTTTTTCTAGGTTTGTTATCCTAATCTCTTTAATTGGTATAGGTTTATTCTCTTCTACTTTCTCAATTAACTTATCCACTTTTTCAACTAAGGTTTTAGTAAGCTCTGTTTGGTCTTTTTTTATCTCTTCAATCATTGGTTTTACTGCTTCTCTTGCTAGAGCTTTGGTTTGGTATTTTCTAATATTTTTCCTACTTATATCTAACTCATCCATTATAGAAATCACCTTCCCGCATTAAGAAATCATTGTCAAAAACAGGCTCAAGATAACAACGACAGTTAACATGAGCTGGCGGTTCAGTATCACCACTATTAAAAGCCTCATCTACTGATATTGGTCCTTGATCTTCATTATCAGCACAAATCTCATCTACCGTTGCATCGCCACTAG